ATTTGGTGCGATTGAGTTAAAGGTAAACCAGTTAATACCATCGAAAGCACAAGAGCAGTTCGGGAAAAAGTTGCAAGCATTCGGAGGCCACTTCGCTTTATGCAATAGCATTGAAAACGTACAAAAGACGCTCAAGGCATGGGGTGTTAAGTGAGCGCCATGAATAAAACGCAAAAAGAAAGAGCTGCCAAGCTGGTAGAAATGGGTTGCCTTGTGTGCGGGGCAATGCCCGTAGAATTGCACCACCTTTTTACGGGGGCTGGGGGCAGAAAGAATCATGACTATTTAGCGCCGCTTTGTTTTAACCACCATAGGGGCAGTGAAGGAATCCACTTTCTAGGGCGCAAGAAATGGCAATCAATTTACGGCACCGAGCAAGAGCTGCTTGACAAGCTAGAAAGTATGATGTAGGATGGTGGAAGCGGAATAAAATCCGTGGGGAGTGCGGTGGTTTTCTCGCAAAGTTGGCTGCCGCCTCCCTATCAACTTTGCGAAAGTCCCATATGTCTTATATTTCTTTAAAGCGCACGCTTGCAAACCATCATTTATGGTTATCGGAGCCGTTCTCTCGCGGCCAAGCATGGATAGATTTACTATTCCAAACAAATTATAAACCATCCCATATTTTTGTTCGCGGCATCCGAGTCGATATTCAGCGCGGCCAATTGGTGTGGTCACAAGATGCCATGGCACAGCGTTGGCGGTGGGGTAGAAAGAAGGTAGCTTCGTTTTTAATAGAATTAGAGGCGGACAATAGAATCACCAGACAGAGGCACGACAGAATTGATGTGATAACTATTTGTAATTACGCACAATACCAGTCTGCAATTAAACAAAGCGGGACGACAAACGATACGACAGACGATACGACAAACCACCCACATCCTAATAAGGGTAATAAAGGAAATAATACCCCTATAGTCCCCAACGGGGATTTTAGTGCCTTATGGATTACATGGAAACCCTATGAAATGAGCAAGGGTACAAAAAGCAAGGCAGAAGAAAAATATCAGGCAGCTTTACGATTTGTTACTCATGAAATTCTAATGGCACAAGCTAAAGCCTATTGCGCTCAGTGTGCAAAAACAAAAACGAAAACTCAGCACGTGGCGACATGGCTATTCCAGAGGGGCTGGGAAACAGAATACCAGCCACCTCCTCCCATTAAAACTGGCTTTGCGAGGGCAGGGCTATGAACCTCGACCAACTAAGACCGCGCCATCGAAACGCGGGGAATCAAAAACTAGAATGTCCTAAATGCCAGCACACAAGGAGAAACAAACATGACAAACCACTTAGCCTTACAATCGACCAAGACGGCAGCTACGTCTACAAATGCCACCATTGCGGGGTTAGCGGCGGAAGCCATAGAGATACTGGAAGCGAGGTTGTTAAACATAGAGTTTCTAAGCAAACTTGGGTGGCGAAGTTCAAGCAAAGTTACCGCTGGTGAGGTAACTATAGAAATTCCATACTATCGGGATGGGATAGAGGTAAACACCAAAACCCGAACCATCAAGGGCGATAAGAAGTTTTTTCAGGCCAAGGATGCGGTGAAGTGCTTTTACAACGAGGAGGCCATAGCAGATTGGCAGAAATCAGGTGGGCAGTTGCTTATCTGTGAGGGCGAGATGGATTGCGCCGTGGCGTTGCAGAACGGTTATTTGGCGGTGTCGGTTCCTGATGGCGCGCCAGCTACTCAGGTTAGTGACGGGAGCGTGAAGTATAGCTACCTTGAAGGTTTTCCTGTAACTGGCGAGGTTATTATCTGCGCGGATGGTGACGCGGCGGGCGCTAATCTGTTGCATGACTTGGGGTTGAGGCTTGGTAAGCACCGCTGCAAGTGGATTAAATACCCTGTAGGGTGCAAGGATTTAAACGAGGTTTTGGTTAAGTATGGCAAGCGCGGTGTAGAAAAAACCATTAATAGGGCTGAATGGCTTAAGGTTGATGGTGTGTACAGGATGGGTGACTTGCCACCGCTTGCCGTTCCTGATTCTAAAAGCTGCGAAATATTCCCCATCAACATCCGCAAGGGTGACTTCTCGGTGTGGACGGGCATCCCTTCTCACGGTAAATCGACCCTAACAAACCACATTAGCTACGTTTTGGCTAGGGGTGGGTGGAATATCGGCGTGGCTAGTTTTGAGCAATCCCCGCAAAATCAGCACCGCTACGCACTTAGAACCTTGTTTTGTGATATGGCGGCAAGCAAAGTAAACCACGAGGACATAAGCAACGCCGACAGATGGATAAACGAGCGTTATAGCTTGATTGTCCCTGATGTAGACAGCGATGAAGATGCAAGCTTAGGCTGGTTGCTTGAGAAGATGGCGGCAGCTGTGATGCGTCACAATGTGGATGTGTTCATTATCGACCCTTGGAATGAGGTGGAGCATAGTTTCGACAGGCGCGAAATGTCGCAGACAGACTACACGGGGTTCGCGATTAAGCAGCTCAAGAAGTTTGCAAGGCGCTACAATGTCCATGTGGCGGTGGTGGCACACCCAGCCAAACTACAGCGCAACAAGGATGGCGAATATCCTATTCCCACGCTTTACGATGTGGCTGATTCAGCTCACTGGGCAAACAAAGCAGATTTGGGAGTGATAGTTCACAGGCAGCAGAATAATACGCTTGTAAGAGTGCAAAAATCTAGGTATCATAAGGACATAGGCTTGCCAGATGATTACATTTTAGACTACGACACAGAAACAATGCGATTCAGCAAAGCTGGCGCAATTTTCTCTCAATACGGGGGCTAGATGCTACACGATGTTTTGAACTTTATCCGCGAAGTCGAGGGCGAACCTAACGCGGTTGATATGATTAAGCAGTTCATAATCAGACTGCAAATGGAAGGGATAGTATACAGCAATGAGAAATAAACACGCACCCCACATAGACTTTACCGACCTCATGATAGGCAAGCTATGCCCGTCAGATATTGACATGGTGCTAGAACGCAAAGGCCATTTCCTGTTTGGCGAGTGGAAGCGTAAGGGCGAGGAGATAAGCGAAGGCCAGCGGATTATGCTTAGGGCGTTGCATAAGGTGCCGAACGTGACGGTGCTGATTATTGAGGGTGATACGGACGACGGCATGGTGGTTAATCAGTTTTGGCAATTGACTGAGGGGAAACTTTCGCGGTTAGGCGTTGGCTTGTGTGATTTGCGGGATTATGTGACGGATTGGTTAGCTGCGGCTGATTCGTTGGGTGCAAAATAATTTCACAAACTGCAAAATAATGCTTGCAATCCACTTTCACCCATGCAATAAAGGGTCATCAGCCGCGATGATGTGGCGATGACAACCGAGGGGGATTTATGAAACAAGCTAAATTTGATTCACTGCAAATTGAAACCATTATTGACAAAGTTGTGCCAATGGTTGCTGAGCCAAGCGACTATGAGTTTTTTCGTGGCGTTCTGCATTGCGAAGCTGAGTCGTGTTCCTCTGCTGCTGAGTTCTCGGCCTTTATCGCTAAAATGTTTAACATAGTTTATCATTAGGGGGCAGCATGACAACCAATCCAGCACACAGTGAGGAAAGAACATGCAAACGTTAGATGAGTTGGCCGCGCTATTAGAGCCACAAAATCCCTATGCTGAACAAGACAGCGTATTTTTTGAAATGATAGCTAAAGGTGAGGTTAAAAGCAGCGCTCGACCAATTCCATTGACAAGCGGCGAGTGGGGTATATTGATTGACGGGGACAGGATAATATTAAAAAACGGTACTATCAGGAAGCTTGACAACTCACACAAGGATGCTGTAGAATAGCGCTATTGAGAATCATTATCAAACAATAGTTTGGGAATTAAAATTATGGCTGGCAGACCTGCTGGTAGTGTAGGCAGAGAATCGGCAAGGATGAAAGCTGCTGTAATGGCTGCTTTTGATAAGGTTGGCGCAGAAGAATACCTAGCACAGCAAGCTATTGAGAACCCTACGGCATTTATTGGGATGCTATCCAAAATTCTTCCTAAAGATGTAAATGTTGGCGGCCAAGAAGATGGTGTAGCAATTAAAACCGCCTTAGAGGTAGCATTTGTCAACGCAACGAATAGAAATACCAACGGCGTTTGAGCCTCTCTTCGAGCCTAAGCGCTTCAAGGTATATTACGGCGGGCGTGGTGGTGCAAAATCCCATAACGTAGCTAGGGCGCTCTTGATACTGGGCGCGCAACGTCCCTTGCGTGTGCTCTGTGCTCGTGAGCTGCAAAACTCCATTGGTGATTCGGTACATAAGCTGCTTTCCGACCTCATTTATGAATATGGGCTTAACCAATTCTATGGGGTGCAGAAGGCTGTTATCCGTGGAATCAACGGGACTGAGTTCATATTCAAGGGGCTGAAGTACAATAGCACCGAGATTAAATCCACTGAGGGAATTGATATAGCGTGGATTGAGGAGGCCGAGAAGGTGTGCGATGCCTCATGGGAAATGCTCATCCCCACGGTGCGTAAGCCAAACAGCGAAATATGGATTACCTTTAACACAAAAAACCTCACCGACCCCACATACCAGCGGTTTGTGGTTAATGCTGATAGCGATATGCTGGTGCGTAAGGTATCGTGGAAGGATAACCCATTCTTTCCTGATGTGTTGGAGCTGGAACGCAGACGCTTGCAAACAAGTGACCCCGAGGCTTACGCACACGTTTGGGAGGGTGAACCAGATACGCGGCGAAACGGTGCTATTTATGCAAGGCTAATCGACCGAGCTAGAACTGAGGGCCGCATTTGTCCTGTAGGGTTCAAGGCTGGCGTGCCTGTTGTTACCGCATGGGATTTGGGCAAGCGTCATGGCACTTGCATTTGGTTCGCTCAAACCGTTGGCCGTGAAGTGCGTGTGATTGATTACCACGAGGCGTTTGGCAGTGAGGCGGATATTGATAAGCTGGCAGCGGTGATTAAATCTAAACCGTATTTATATGACATGCACTACTTACCACATGACGGGAAGCACGAGCGCCTAGGCATGAAGGGAAGCATAAGCGACCAGCTTAGAATTGCAGGGTTGCAAAACAGGATATTGCCTGGCGTTAGCGTGGATGCGGGTATCGAGTTGGGCAAGGGCTTGCTTAAGGAAGCCTACATCGACGCGGTGAAGTGCAAGAACGGCTTGCACGCCATGAATCATTACCATTACGAGTATGACGAAGCTAGGCAAGCCTTCAAGTCTAATCCGTATGATGATTGGAGCGCGGATGCCAGCGATGCTTGGCGCTACCTATCTGTAGCCTTGAATCATAAGCCAGAAGGTGCCAAACAATATCAACCAGTAACGCGCCCAATTAGCTGGAGTCCTATTTAATGGAACGCTTCACCGATAGCCAAACATGGTTTGCGGTGTTCGATGGCTCAACTGAGCGCAGATGGTGGAATCTGTTCCTACATGAGCGCTGGCGGCATGTCCTGCTATGGCGGCAGCTAGACGATGGCGTGTTGTGCATCAACCCGCTAAGCCATGTGCTGGCTGTTAGGCATTACACTGGCGCAGTCGAACATTACATCGGGCAAGAAATAGAGCAAAAATGCAGCGCTGTGCTATCGCTAACAGTGCATTATAGCATGGTTTACGAGCGCCAATTGCTTGATTGGGTTAGCTGTGTGTCCATTGCCAAGCGCATCTTGGGCATACGCAAGCGAGTCATTACCCCCAAGGGATTACATAAGGCTATGCTCAAAGCTGGCGCTCAGGAAATTTACCACTTTTAATCTGTAGAATGATGTGGTATAAACTTACAAAGGGAGATTTTTATGAGTTCGATATTTTCCAAACCTAAGGTGCCTGATACATCTAAGCAAGAAGCAGCGCTTGTAGACCAAGAAAAGCGCGTTGCGTCAGAGGAAGAGGCCTCTAAGAAAAAGCAAGCTGCTACCATGCAAGCACGCCGGGCTCGTTCTAGTGGTCAAGCCTCGCTGATTACTGGTGCTGAAACCGGCGTAACCCGTACCACGCTGGGCTAGATGTACACAGTCGAGCAACTCCAAAAGCGTGCGGATAAAGCATTTAGCGACCGCGATAAAAACCGCAATCTGTATGATGATTGCTATGAGCTGCTGTCGCCGTATCGCAACACGCTCAGCAAGGTGGGTGGCTCATTCAATACCCCGACAAGACAGTACGATTCGACAGGACAAATAAGCGCGGCTAACTTTGTGAATACCCTGCAGCGTGAGTTCACCCCGCCATTTAGCCGCTGGGCAATGCTGCAAGCTGGCCCAGGCGTACCAGAAGACCAGCGCCCCGCACTGAATGAAAAGCTGGAAGCGCTAACCGAGCAAGTCTTTAGCTACATCAACAGCAGCAATTTCAGCACGGCAAGCGCTGAGATGTATTGGGAGCTAGGCGTTGGCACTGGTGCGTTGTGGTGCCATGAAGGCGACCAAGAGAACCCGCTTAACTTTATCGCTACGCCTATTAGCCAGATGGGTTTGAGCGAAGGCAAGTTCGGCACAATTGATGCGCGCTTTCGTCGGCAGATGGTAAAGGGTGAGCTAATCAAGCAAACATGGCCCGCCGCCAAGTTATCGGCTGAGTCTGAAAGCATGATAAAGCAAGCGCCTGAGGTTGAACTGAGCGTGACCGAGTGCTTCTATTACGACTACGAGAAGCTAGTGCATTGCTATGATGTAATTCTTGATAGCAAAAAGGACAAGATTGTTAGCGCTAAACACACCGAGGAAATCGTATTCACGCCGCGCTGGATGAAGATTCCCGGCTTCGCGTGGGGCATTGGGCCGTTCATTCAGGGCTTGGCGGATATTAAAACGCTGAATGTGCTTAAAGAGTTTTTACTGCGTGGTGCGGCACTAGACATTGCTGGTGTATACACGATTGCAAGCGACGGTGGATTGAACCCTAACACATTGAGCATTGCTCCTAATACGTTTATCCCTGTCGAGCGTAACGGTGGCGAAAATGGCCCTACGTTGCAGCGCTTAGATACGGGCGGTAACTTCCAATTGCAGGAATATCTAGCTACTAACTTGCAAGACCAGATTAGAAAAACGCTGCTTGATAATCGTTTGCCCGCTGAAACACCACAACCCAAGACTGCTTTTGAGATTGCACAGCGCATGAAAGAGTTTCAGATTGATATCGGCTCGGCGTATGGGCGGGTAATGCTGGAATATATCATACCATTATGGAAGCGCGTGCTGGCTATTCTAGCGCGCAAGGGGCTGATTGACCTGCCCGAAGGATTCACGATTGATAACCTGTTTATTCAGGTGGTGGTGACTTCTCCTATTGCGCAAGTGCAGAAGATGGAAGATTTGAATAAGTTTATGCAGGGCTTCCAAATGACAGCAGGCATTAGCCCACAGATTGCCATGCTTGGCTATGACGTGGAGAAACTACCGCAATGGATTAACGAAATGGTGGGTGGGCCAGCTAAGTTGATACGCGACGAGGCAACGCAGCAGCAGCTGCAAGAGGCTGTAGCTCAGATGCTTGTCCAGCAACAAATGGCGCAACAGCAACCCGCTTGACGAATACTATGAATTAAGGCATAATTCACAAAATAATGGAGTAGAATATGGCAGTCATTCAACCAACATCGTTTAATACGGGGCTTACTGGCGTTCGCGCTTATCAGTGGGTGTTAGCAAATGGTGACCAAGGTGCACCTGTATTGACTGCCAAATTTGCGGATAAATCGGTGCAAATGCTTGGCACTCTTGGTGTGGGTGGTTCGATGACTATGCGCGGTTCTAATCTTGCTGCACCTGTGGCTTCAACTGCTTCGGATTGGCAACCGCTGACCGACCCACAAGGAAACGCCGTAACTAAGACGGCATTGTTTATGGAGCAGCTGCTAGAGAATCCGCTGCACATTAGCCCCGCTGTAACGGCTGGCGATGGCACTACGTCGCTCACCGTCATTCTAATTGTAAAGGGTTAACATCATGGATATTTCGGTTGTTAAGCAAGAGATTCAAAAGGGCCTGAAACTTTACAAAGCGTTTGAGAGCGGCGAGCAAGTGCTATCAGTGCTTGAGGGTTTGGATGCGAATAAGAAAGAATTAACCGCAAGTGTGGCAAAGTTGCAGGCCGAAGCGGCTACGCTCAAGGGCGATGTAGATGGTGCGCATCGTGCTATTGCCGAAGCTAGAGAAGAAGCCAAGTTGCTTAAGTCACGCGCTCAAGAAGAAGCTATTGGCATTGTGTCGAAAGCTAAGGTTGAGGCTGCCGTTATTGTAAATTTAGCAAGCAATGAAGCTGATGCTATCCGTACTCAATCTTACAAAATCGAGTCCGAGATTAAAGAAGCCACGGCTGAACTAAAAGAGATTGAAGCGAAGGCTAAGAAAGCCAACGATATTATCGAGAAGCAAAAGGCCGCACTGGCTAAACTCTAAAGGTTAAGCAATGGCTGGCAACTCATTCGTACAAGTCCCCCCAGATTCGACAGGTAAGCAGGTCGCGACTAATCTTATTGGCGGCAAAGAGTATCAAGCGGTTCACTTGGCTGACGCAGATGGCGACACAGTAACGCCCGCGTCAGACACTACGTTACAAGCCCTACACGAAGCTGCGGATACGTTGTTGTTGGTGGCGCAAACATTGCTGCGCACACAATCCCGCATGGATGTTACTGGCAGAATTATGGTGAACGGCTCGGAGGTGGCGCAGCCCGTGAGTGGCACTGTCACCGCAACAGTGGCAAACGCTACTGTGACCAACATGACACAAATCAGCGGCCAGACTTTGCCTTATATCGGATTTGACCGACCTGCCCACATTTACGACAACATCAAGGTGACATAGCCATGACAACAACCGTTAATCTTCGCAAGCTTCTGCACCCTAAACGCTGGGAAATGAACACACCCGCACCCGTCAACACGGCAGCTGGCTCGTTTCTGGTGTCGGATAAGTACGACCTTATCAACGGTGCCAAGGCTTTCTATGTGCAAGCTGCTGCGACCATCTACATGTACGAGGGTGACGAAGATTCGTGGATTCAGCTACCAGCCTCGGGTATCACGGGGACATTTGGCGCGGGCGCGTGCGGTGAGTTTCGTGCTCTAGGTGCAATGGGTGGCACGTTCAACCAAACCTCCACGGCTGGTGGTGCATCTTCCATCACCACTAACAAAACAATCGTGCGCTCGCTTGCGGGCATGCGCTTGCGTGTAATCTCAGGAACGGGCGTTGGCTTTGACGGCACGGTTGTCAGTAACACCTTGGGCGCAAACGCAGTAATTACTACTAGCGGCGGTACGTTTGATGCTACCACGGTTTTTGAACTATTCAGCGGGTCATTGTGGTTCTTCTGCGGTGGAGCTGGTGCGGTAGGTTTCCGCGTCTATGACCGCGCAACGAACACATGGACTGCCAAGAGCGTTACGGGCATTCCAACTCCATTTGGTACTGATGGCCAGCTTGTTTCGACCATCGGCAGCGCGAAGTCATTTGCCACAGGCACGGCCACAGCGGGCGCGGCAACCACGATAACTAACGCCCTCAAAGCATGGGGCACAAACATGTGGGCAAACAACCAGATTCGCATCACTGCGGGCACAGGTGTCGGCCAGATTCGCACAATCGCGAGCAACACAGGCACGGTGATTACGGTGAGCTCAGCATGGACGGTAAACCCAGACGCCACTAGCGTTTACAGCATCGAGGGCAACAGAGATTATATGTACCTTCTCGGCAACAACGCCGTGACAATGTATCGCTATACGGTATCCACGGACACATGGGCAACGCTTTCGCCAACGGCGGCACGCGCGGGCGCGGCAGCGGCAGGGCTCTCGGCAAACTGGATTGATAACGCAACGGGCTGGGATAACGAAACGCTCGTGCCAAATCTCCAAGCCGCAACGCTGTATCGCCAGAACGGGCGCTATATTTACAGTTTCCGTGGCGGTGCTACCTCGACGCTAGACGTTTACGACATAGCGGCAAACACATGGGTCAGCGGCGTGACGTATGGTAACCAGCAAGAAACATTTACCACAGGCAGCAGCTACGTTGACAATGATGGCATCATCTATATCCACAAAGAATCAACCAACCGCTATTTTGCTTTTGATGTTGCCCGCCACATTCTCACTGGCCTCACAACAAACTTCACAGTTCAAGGGGCGGTTGTTGTTGGCAACAAGCTATTTATTCTGCCCTATAACGATGGCGGGACTGAGGTGCTATTCCTCTACACTCTGATGCACACGGGCGCGATTCTTAACCGTCAAGTTCTGGTGTAGCCATGCTCCTCGCGCTGTGGTTTGCATACGGTGAGAATTGGGAAGGCATGCTAGATGCTACAGGCGATTACATGTATATTCGTAGGCGCAGACGCTAATTGCTTGCAATCAACATAAAAAAGATGTAGAAGGTAAGCATGGATTACACAGAAAACCCATTGGCTTGGAACATTAGCACCCAAGCAAAACAAGACCCACAGCTTGCTGTAGAGGCAAAGCGCAAGCAATACGATATAGATTTATTGTATTTCACAGTATTTAATAGTGAATCTGGCCAAGCATTGCTCGCATTCCTGAAAAAAAACACGCTTGAGTCAGCAACGTGGATGGCATCACTGCCTTACGACAAAGCTATTGCACACGGTTTTGCGCGTGAGGGGCAGAATGCCTTAGTGCGGGCTATGGTAGAAGGAATCGAAAAAATTAAGAAGGCGGGAACGCTCGAAGAATACGCTAAACTCTAACCAAACGAGGAAACCATGACTGAAGAAACAGCAGCAGTAGAAACCACAGCCACAGAAGCGCCTAGCGAGTCATTGCTAGATGCAGTGCAGCCAGCCGATATCTTTGCCAACGGCAAGCCTGAAGGTATGCCAGATGAATTTTGGAATGCTGAAAAGAAAACCCCTAACGTTGAAAAGATTTACGAATCATACAACCAAGCCAAGGCGCGAGCCGATGGTCTTCGCGTTAAGCTGAGTAAGGGTGAGTTCGAGGGCGGCGCGCCTGAGGATATTAAAGATTATGCTTTTGAGATGGACGACAAGATTAAAGCCATTGTCCCTGATGGCGACCCATTGTTTGAGGCTGCGCGCCAAGCTGCCAAAGATGCTGGTATGCCTAAGGAGGCGTTTGCTAAGTTCATGGCCCCTGTGCTTTCTAAGATTGCCGAGATGCAGCCAGCCGAGCCCACAGCGGAGGAAATTGCGTCATACCGTGCTTCTGAGCTTGAGAAGCTTGGGCCTTCAGGCTTACGCATTGCCGCCAACGTAAAAGCGTTTGTTGGCGAATTGCAAGCCAAGGGCGTGCTGATGGAAGATGATGTGAAAGTGGTGCAGGGCATGATTACCAATGCCGACCAGCTTCGCGCTTGGAACCGCATACGTTCTGCTATGGGCAATGCTCAGGACGTGCCAGTGGGCGAGGACTTTGTAAATACGCAAGCCTCGCGTGCTGAGTTGGAATCGCAGTTAGTAGCAGCAGCAAGTGCTCGTGACGAAGCAAAATATAATCAGATTAGCATGCAATTAAGCAAGCTAAGATAGCGCTTGCAATCCACATAGGATTTGTGTATATTGCTAATAACGACCCGCAGATATGCAGCCTTCCTAGGTTTCTAGCCTGTCATGAAGTGGCCTCCTCGTTGATGTAGATAAAAACCTCAACCCTTTATGGAGTCATTCATGACCACTTCTGCTTCAGTGCAATTCCGCACAGAATTTGAGCCTTTGGTTAAGCACGCTTACCAAGGCGCTAACAAACTGATGGGTACTGTTCGCACCCGTCTTAACGCTAATGCTAAAACCGTTTCTTTCCCTAAATTGGGCAAGGGCCTCGCTAGTCTCCGTATTCCGGGTGCTAACGTAACGCCAATGAACACCATCCACACGGCTGTCACTACGACCATCGTAGACTACGATGCTTCGGACTACAGCTACGTTGAAGATTTGGACAAAATCAGCTTCGACGAGAAAATGGAACTGGTGAAAGTTGCTGGCGCTGCTACGGGCCGTGGCCTCGACCAAGTTATCATCGACGCGATGATTGCTTCTTCGTTCGCTACTGCTGTACCTATCACCGAAGGTGGTGCTAACACCAGCCTCAACGTTGAGAAGTTCACCCGTGCATCCGCTTTGTTGAACGCTAACGGCGTGCCTGCAAGTGACCGCTACATGGCTGTTACTGCTGATGCTTTGATGGCTGCTCTTCGTGAGACTGAAGTTGGCTCGGCTGATTTCAACACGATTCGCGCGCTTGTCAACGGTCAACTGGATACTTTCTGCGGCTTCAAAATCATCATGATTGAAACCCGCGCTGAAGGTGGCCTGCCGCTTGCAACTGCTAACCAGCGTAACTGCTTGGCTTGGCACAAGGATTCGGTTGGTCTTGCAATGAACGGTGGCATCAAGTCGTCCGTTGATTGGATTCCTGAGAAAAAATCGTGGCTGATTTCGTCGAGCTTCGCGGCTGGCGCAGTAACCATCGACACCGATGGCGTCATCGACGTTCTCGCATACGAAGCATAATTAAAAGGAGTATAGACAATGGCTTTTGATATTAACTATTTGGTGCCTACCACCGACCAAGCTAAAAAAGGTGTAGCATCGACCCGTTGGAGCTACTGGACGCTGGATGCAGCGGCTACCGTAGATACGGCGGCTTACTTTAACGGTGCAGCTAAATTGCTGCAAGTTGGTGACATCATCGACCGCGTAACGTGGGCGACTGCTATCGGTACGGGTGGCACGATTTCAACCTACGGCTCGCATATTGTGAATAGCAATGCTGCTGGTGTAGTTGATGTTTCGGATGCTAACGCTGCTACTGTAACTGATACTGACTAATACTTCCCTCTTGTTTGGTGAACTTGGGCGAGGGGTAAAATCCTCGCCCATTTTATAGGTGATATATGGCAAGCAGTGACATTGATATCTGTTCGCAAGCGCTGACCCTGCTACGGGCAGAGCCTATTTCTAGCTTTAGCGACGGCACGAATGAAGCAGATATTTGCACGCAGCTTTACCCTGATTTTGTCCGCAGCTTGTTTGCTAACTACCCATGGACATTTGCCACAAAAAAAGCGCGGCTTAACCAAGAAGCTGTAACCCCACTTAACGAATACCAATACGCACACATTGTACCCTCGGAAGCCCTGTTGATTTGGGCGGTGTTTAGCAGCGGTGAGTTGAACGTAACTCCCGTGAAGGATTACGACATTTACGCCTCGGATGGCTCGCGGCGTATCTACAGCAATTATCCTACATTGTACGCAGATTACACGGCTTACACGGCTGAAGGCAACTGGCCCCCGTACTTTACTCAATTCGCAGTGCATGCGTTTGCGGCGCATATTGCTATTGCCTTAACCCACAACGAAGGGCTTGCTTCGTACTACACGGGCAAGGCTTACGGTGGCGGGAATATGAAGGGTGGGCTATTCGGCCTAGCTGCTGCGACGGATAGCAAGCAAAAACGCAATGAATATATCTTTGATGCTCCATTTGTAACTGCACGGTTCTCATGACCACTTCGCGCCTTTTGCAGCAACGGTTTACTCAGGGCGAGTTAGACCCTAAGATGCTTGGGCGCTCGGATATTGAGCAGTATTATGGCGCTATGGAAATAGCTCAGGATATCGTGACCATGCCACAAGGCGGTTTTAAGCGCCGTGGAGGCTTAGAGCATATAGATAAGAACCTGCGCGTGCTTACACTTGCGGTGCCTACTGTAACGGCTCCTAATGGGGGAACAACGGGCAATGCGACTGACCAGAACCCAGCTACTAGCCTAACCACTACAACGAACATATCGACGACTAACCCTTATGTGGTGGTGCAGTACGATATAACGACCTTGCAAGCAATGGGCGTGGTGTATATCTACGGCCTTGCCCTCACGGCAGGAACTAGCTCTGAGTTTTATTTGCAGGCATCTACTGATGCTTCGGCATGGGCAACACTTGGAGGCGCACTATCGGTAACAACCACAGCCAAGAATTTTACGCGACGGATTGGCAATTCCTACCGCTATGTTAGGTTGGTGCGTATTGGTGCAACAGACTTAGGCACGGCAAAAGCCACGCTGACGGGCATGGATTTATACCTTTCAGGTGCGCTTTCTAGCGCTCGGCATATTACTTTTGAATTTAGCAGCGACCAAGCTTATCAACTGGTTGCAACTGATAAAAACCTAGCGGTTTATCTTGATGGTGTATTACAGATTGATTTGTACCTTGCTGAGATAACCAGTGCTAGGCTACTAGATATTACCTACACGCAATCAGCCGATACGCTTATTATTTTCCACGAGGATTTCCCTACTTATATTATACAGCGTGCGGGTGCGGATGATGCGTGGACTACGGGCTTGCTGGCGTTTGCCAACATTCCCGCCTATGCTTTTACCGAAGTCATCCAAACTGGTGCTGTTGCTGGTTTTGGCAACATTACTCCATCGGCGGCCACGGGCACGATTAAAATAACCGCAGTATCGGGGACGTTTAACTCGACCCATATCAATCAATACATTGAAGGAAACGGTGGGCGCGCTAAGGTTTTAAGCATTGTTTCTGGGCTTATTGTAAATGCTTTTGTCGAGATTCCCTTTTATAATACTGACGCGATTCTAGCGGCAAACTGGGAACTGTTGACGGGGTATGAGCCTACATGGTCAGTCTCGCGTGGGTGGCCTATTTGCGGCACATTCCACGAGGGCGCGCTGTGGATTGGTGGCAGCAAGTCACGCCCAACAACTACATGGCGTTCGAGAGTTGGCATTTACTACGATTTCGACCAAGGAACGGGTCTTGATGATGAGGGCATGAGCGTCACGCTTGACAACGACCAGCTTAACCGCATTACGAATATGTACTCAGGCCGTGACTTAATGGTATTTACCACGGGCACTGAGTTTATTTTCCCGCAATCCCTTAACGAGCCGATTACGCCAAGCAATGTTTCTGTGGCAAGGCAGTCGCGGATAGGTTCAACCCGTGGCCTTGGGGTGTTTGAGGTAGAGGGCGGAGTATTTTATTGCCAAAATGGCGGACAGTCAGTGCAAGAGTTTATTTTTAATGACTCTCAGCAAGCCTATGGCAATAACATTTTGTCGTTGCTCTCAGGCCATATTGTCAAAAACCCTGTAGATTTTAACCTTCGCCGCGCTACATCGCTGGATGATGGTGCGTTGCTGGTGATGGTACGCAGTAATGGTGAAGCAACCATTGCTACAATTCAGCGCTCGCAGTCGATTGGCTCATTCTGTCGTCAGACTACGGACGGGCTATTTAAAGCGTGTGGGGTGGATTACAACGATATTTATTTTACGGTAGAGCGTACAATCAGCGGTGTTACTGAGCGTTACCTCGAAAGGTATAACGAGGAATATTTGCTTGATGCTTCCACCAAGTTCACCACGGGACTACCTGCCACAACATTCTACGGACTTGAGCATTTGGACGGCAAGGAATGTCGTGTTGTTGCAGACGGTTCAATTATGGAAAATCGTACTGTTGTAGGTGGGAGCATTACCGTTGAACGTGCCGTTACCACCTCGCTAGAAGTTGGTTTGTGGTTCCAGCCTATCATGAAAGATTTGCCCTCATCGGCTGCACCAACCAATAGCAGTAATGGCGGGGCGAGCATTATGGGCAAGCTAATATCTATTAGCGAAATTATTGTGCGCTTGTATCAAACATCTGCGTGCAAAATCAATAATAAATCGTTATACTTTAGGAGATTTGGCCCTATTGGTATTTCACCGCTAGACGCTGCGCCGCCTCAATTTACTGGTGTTAAGCGTTTGCATGGCTGGCGCGGGTATACTGACACAGGTCAAGTGACAATCACACAGGATGTGCCAGCACCGTTGACGGTGTTAGCATTATCCAAGCGCATTACGTTCGAGGGTTAAGATGGGCGATACATTACTTAAACTTGGTATAGGCACCGCAGCAACGTTAGCTACTGGTGGAGCGGCGGCTCCTACTTTACTCGGCAGCGCTACTTTGTTTTCTGCTGTGTCGGCAATACCAACAATTCTCTCTATTGGCTCTGCATTCTCCTCAATTGCTGGCGGCTCGCAAGGTGCGGCAGTTAGTAAGGCGCAATCACGTCAAGCTGAATTAACCGCAAAGCAAGAGGAACTGCGCGGACGCGAAAGTGCTGCAAGGATTCGTAGTTCACTGGCATCATCGCTGGCATCGCAAAATGCAATCTTTGGTGCGCGGGGCATTGGTTTTAGCGGAACACCGCAAGTGCTTTCTAACGAATCAACGGCGCAAGCCTCACGCGATATTAGTATTGCTCAGTTCGGCGCGGCTCAGTCGGCAGGAGCACAGCGTTCACAAGCCCAGCAATTTCAAATTGAGGGGCAGGCTAAGAGAACCGCTGGTTTCATTGATGCAGGCAAATCACTTTACAGCTTGGTAAAATAATGGCTCGTGAGATTCCATCGTATGTTTCGCAACTAAGCACTGGCGGTGCTGCGCAAGTGCAGTTCACCAGCGCGCAAGCTAATGCGACCAACAAGGTGTCGGCTGAACTTAGCACGATGGCGAGTGATATTCAGCGGAAGAATAACGAGATTGAGGAATTAACTGCCACGACTACTCTATCAGAGGAATTGCACCGCATATCGCGTGAGGCAGGCTCGGATGTAGGGAAGCTGCAGGCTAACCTTGACGCGTTTAAAAAGACATTTATCCCTAACATTAAAAATGCGGATTTACAGAAGAAGCTGGATATTACGTTTAACTCGCAAGCGCGTCCTTTTCTCGATAAAGCAATGGGGCAATACTCTAAAAACGTCGAGCAAGCGCACGAGCTTTCCATGTTGCAGGCTGTCAAGCAGGGGCGGGTTGATATAGCAACTGCTGCCAATGGGTTGTTCGACCCCACGCCTGAGGTCAAGCAGGCATCGGCTGCGGCAATCAAGGATAATGTCGAGCGCATTGCGGCTATTGCTTCGGCTAAAAAATCTGATGGTTCTTTTTACTTTTCCCCAGAGCAACAAATGAAAATGGTTGCGGATGCTAAAAAGGATACACTCACCGCGTTACCACCTGACAAACGCATTGAGATGCTTGGAGGCGCAGCTGGTGGATTTGAGAATGTCATGGCTGGGGTATTCAAGCATGAGGGCGGTTACACTGATTCAGATGGTAATACTGGCAACCCAGCTAACTTTGGTATTAACCAGAAATTCCACCCAGATGTTGATGTTAAAAGCCTAACAAAAGAACAGGCCGCTGCTATTTACAAGCGCGACTATTGGGATGCCTATAAGATTGGGGAACTGCCAGCCAATGTGCAAGGCATTGTGATGGATGGTGTAGTAAACCATCATAGCGGTTTTAAGGATAAAATGGTTGCCGCTGCGCGTGCGGGTGCTAGTGCTGGCGAGTTGATTGATATGCGCCAAAAAGAGTATGACCGTTTAGCTGCTACTGGTAAGTATTCCAAGGCGATTGTTTCATCGTGGAATAACCGCCTTTCAAGCTATGAGCACCTAGCGCAAGCGGATGAGGTTCGTTCGTCCTTCGCCCCCGAGGAACAAGAGAAGCTGCTTACCGAGGCGGTGTCGGAGTTCAAAAGCCAAGAGGAGCGCGCAAACATTCTGCGTGTGGTTGGTGGTGCGGCGAAGGATAAGGATATTTACGCTAAGTTTGTAGCTAACTCGCCCAACATTTTACAGGATATTGAAGAATACAAAACCAACGGCGGCGACCCCGAGCTTGCTAATTACATGCGCACCTCGGCGCTTACTCGCAATAAACTAAGCGCTGGCGAGCAAGACCAGATTCAAAGCGAAATCTTTGATGATATTGGCCAGCTAGATATTTCCAATAGCGAAAAAACGGGCAAGGTGAAAATTGGGAATAAGGACGCAAAACTTGAGGATTTAATTCGTTTGCAGCGCAAGGTAATGGCCGCATCGGTGCAGGGTGTGCCTTATCTTGATTCGCAACTTCGTAAGCTATCACCAGCTATTCTTGAGCTATCTAAAAAAGAAAGCGGCCACGATGACGCTGGTTTGCTATGGGCTGACCCTGACGAGCCGCTGGATAACGGCTATGGCGCTATTCAGAAGTTCTTAGAGAAGCAAGGCAAGGAAAAAGACTACGCTTTGAAGGCTCGGATGTATGGTGATTTTATTGATAAGGCCGACCAGTTGCCTGCTGACATTAGAAAAGACAAGGCGTTGTTTGAGCAAGCGCAGGTGCAGATTGCACAATCTGTCATCGCAAGCGCTGCAAGCAAGGGCATGAAGAATATCCCACTGCCCGCCATTACTCGCTTGATTGCTAACCCTACCGAGGCGGCGCAGTTTGACGAACTGTTTGGCGCTGGCGCTTCCGCGAAAGTGCTGGGCAAACAATGAACCCATACGCAGAGTTTGTAGCCCCCAAACCAGAAGGCGCGCCAGATGGGAACCCTTACAGCCAATACATTGCTGCCCCCGTTGTTGATGAAGCTGGGCAAGATATTATTAGCCGCACCAATAATCCCAATGTAGAAACGCCCGAATCGTTTGGCTTTACGGAAATAGCTCCTAACGTGGCAAAGGGATTTGCTTCGGATATTCTTTCTTTTCCGCAAACTGTGGGTGGTTCGTTGGTTCAGCAAGGCGAGCTTATCGAGGGTAAGGATGCTGGCGCTATTGCTGTTTCTGGCTTAGCGGGTATTTTAAAAGAAGGGGACTTGCTTTCTTCTTTTGGGAAAATACTAAAGCTAGAAAAGGATTTACTAGTAAACGGCGTTACGTCCCCGCAAGAATTACGCGACGCTGGCACGTCAATGGTAACGAACAACCAAGCACTTTTAGAAAAAGCTGGTCTTGTCCGTCCCGAAGATGGTTTGGGTAAATATGGGTTCGATGTTGGGCAGGGGCTAAGCTCTGTAGGCAAAAGCGTGGCCTTGACGGTTATTACCAAAAAACCATCGTATGCTGCTGCATTGCAGGGATGGACGGTCAACTCGGCTGATTACCGCGAAGCGCGCGCAGCGGGTAAAACTCCTGAGGAGGCAAGCTACATTGCACTAACAAGCGCGGCTGGCCAGTCCATGCTAGAATCATTTGGGGGAAAGTATTTCCTTAATGCAGCGGTGACTTCGCCATTTATTAAAAAGGTTGTTGTTCGTGCGGCTGGGCAAGGTGCTGAAGAAGGAACGCAAGCCGCTTGGGAGGCCGCAGTTAAAAACAAAACTGGCGTTCGCAACCAAACGTGGACGGATGCGCTATCTGATATTGGCTATCAAGCGGCGCTAGGGTTTATTGTGGGTGCGCCAGTTTCTGCTGTAGCGGGTACGTTTGAGAAAAGCGCCATTGATGCGGGTATCCCCGCCAAGGACGCTAAGAAGATGGCGGCTGAATTTGTTAAGAATAAGGACGAGATTGTTTCCGCTACGGCACAGTTGATGCACAACGAGGCTTCTGGTGTGGCGGTGGATAAGAACCTAGTCGAGGAAGCGCGCAAGGCGTTAGTGCCTGAAATTGAAGTGAGCGGTGGTGCCGTAGCTGCACAGGTGATGCCCATAGAAAGTATGCGGGGTGTAGCCTTAGACATTCAAAATACCAACGCAGTCATAAACTACAATGGCCAGCAAGTCGGAGGTATAAGTTTTGTCGACAATGGCGACTCCGTGCAAATTAAGAGGGCCGATGTTACCCAGCCGAACAAAGGAATAGGGACTGAGGCGTACAAGCAATTTATTGATGCTAAATTAGCAGAGGGGAAAACTGTCGGCTCTGATACGATGGTTGGGCCTGAAGCTGCAAGGGTTTATGAGAAATTGAGGGAAGCTGGGTATAATGTAGAATTCAACCCGCTAGCTAGAAAATACCCGGGCGATAAGCTAGTAGCCATCTCTAAAGAAGATATGAAGTCGCAGAGGAAAGCTGCGGGGGTAAAACGAGTAGATGGTGTAATTGTTGACAGTTTGAAAAATTATGAAGGCCCCCCAGTCTATACTGTTACCTCGGGGCCTAATGCGGAAACTGCTGTTAACCAGCCCCCAGCAACCGACCCTCGTTTTAACGGTGAGCTTGACTTAGCGCAATCCACCGCGCAATTTACCGATGCTTCACCCGACGCTGAACGCAAAGCATTTTACCAGCGCGCACTTGAAGAAGCTGGCAAGCGCAAGAAAAGCACGAAGATGAAAGACTACCGCGAATCAGCAAGCAAAGCATTAAGCGCGGCGCTTACTCCTATATCTACGCGGTTGCGCGCTATTAGCCCTAAATTTGAGGCTAGGTTACGCAAGTTTGAGTTTGACAAGGCCAAGCAGATAAACGCTGATTCTGCCGCTGTAACGCCGTTTCTCTCAAGGTTTGAAGTGTTATCGCCTGAGGACAAGGTTGTCCTAGATTTGGCGCTGAAAAATGGCGACACTGAAACCATCAACAGCATTGCCAAAGCTAACGGCATGGAGGCGCAGCTTGGCCTAGTTCGTGATGCGCTGGACGGGCTTTACAAGCGGGCTAGTGATGTAGGGTTAGAGATTGGCTACCGCGAAAACTACTTCCCGCGCACAGTGAAAGACCCTAAAAAGCTAATCGCCCACTTTCAAGGGACTGAGGCGTGGAATGTTATTGAAGAAGCAATCCGCCAAAAACAGCTAGAAACTGGCACGATTCTCAACGAAGAAGAAAAAGCGCACCTCATTAACACCCTATTGCGTGGGTATAAGGTTTCGCAGATTACCCTGTCTAAGCCTGGCGCTTTGAAAGAACGTAATATCGACCAAGTAACGCCTGAGATTATGGGCTTTTACGAGGATTCGACGCAAGCTATTCTGCGCTATATCACTACGGTTAACGAAGCCATTGAGGCGCGCAAGTTGTTTGGCAAGCCAGCAGAGAACATCGCAGATTCAATTGGCGCGTTTGTGCTTGATGAATTAGCCCAAGGAAACATCACCCCCAATCAGGCGCAAGAGCTTGGCGATATTATGAAGGCTCGCTTTATTCAGGGCAAGATGAACCCTGTGCTGCGGGCATATAAAAACCTATCCTATATCGACACGATGGGTTCGCCTATTTCTGCGATTACCCAGCTTTCGGGGCTTTCCTATTCGTTAAGTAATAACGGATTTTATAACACCTTCAAGGCGCTCACCAGCAAGAAGCAAGTATCGGTTGAAGATATTAACGTCACCCGCATTGCTCAGGAGTTCGAGGATTCAGGAACCACGGCTAAGGCGGTTAAGTTTGTGTTTGATGCTGTTGGGTTGTCGAAGTTGGACGCATTAGATAAAGCTGTCTTTATCAACTCGACCCTTCGGCGCTATCAGAAACTAGCTAAAAACCCAAGCGATAAGCTCTATGCTTCGTTAGGGCATATCTTCGGCGCGCAAACGGATGAAGTGGTGAATGACCTCCAAACTGGCGTGGTGAGTGAGGATGTCAAGCTGCTGCTGTTTAATGAACTGGCGGATATGCAGCCAATCACCCTATCGGAAATGCCTGAGATGTATTTGAAACACCCTAACGGGCGAATCTTCTACATGCTTAAAACATTCACCCTCAAGCAATACGATGTTTATCGCAAGCAGGTATTTCAAGAGATTGCTGCTGGGAACACTGTGACGGGCTTAAAGAACCTAACGCGCCTTGTATCGTTCATGGTTCTTATGGGGGCTGGGGCAGATTTCTTAAAGGATTTAGTATTAGGCCGCGAAACACCACCCGAAGATGCGGTGGTGAATAACATCGCCCGTGTGTTCGGGTTTAGTAAATACCAAGTTTACAGCGTGCGCCGTGAGGGGCTTGGGGCTGCTGCGTTTAAGACGATTGCCCCGCCGTTTAAGTTTATTGACTCAACTTCCAAGGATTTCTTGAAGGCTGTTAATGATGGCGAGTTAGATATTAACAACCTCGAAAGCATCAACAGCGTACCTATCGCGGGCAAGTTTTATTACTGGTGGTTTGGCGCTGGTTCTGAAGAATAAAAATAGATTCCACATTAAAATTATGTTATAGGAGATAGGTATGGTAGTTGGTGTAAAGATATTTGCGAATGACGGACGGGTGCAGATTAACGCAACTGGCGGTGAAACTTCGCTTGCGTTTGATTTTGCTATTTATGACGAAGACCATATTAAGATTGTTCGCACCCGCGCGGGCTTAGATACTACGCTAGTTATTACTACTGATTACACAGTCCCCCTTGCGAGCATTAACGATGAAGATGGCGGGACAGTAACGTTAGTGTCGCCTGCCTTGAATGGTGATAGGTACACCCTGCTTCTAAACGTGCCATATGAGCGCATTACTGACTTTTCCCAAGCGGGCGATTTCTTGGCAGATTCATTGAATTTGCAGCTAGATTTGATGACCCAGCAAAATCAGCAAATAGTGCGTGATGCAAAGCGCTCTCCTAAATTCCCCGAATCAGCTGTTATCGGAGAAATTCCGCTACCAGTTCCTTCTGCTAACGCATCACTAGTTTTTAATTCTGATGCTACTGCAATTATAAATGGCCCAGAATTATCAGAACTTACAAGTGCGGCAGCTACAGCTAGTGCAGCCGCAGCTACAGCTACCGCAGCCGCAAGCTCTGCCTCGTCCAGCGAAACTAGTGCGGAGGCATCAGCCTTAGCCGCAGCCGCTAGTGCAGCCCAAGCAGGTAGCAGCGTCAACGTGCTTACTACTATACGTAACAATAAAATGGTGCCTTGGGGGCCATCGACGGTAGCTGCAACCAACTCAGCATTTGAGCAACTTTGCAGCAAATACCCTCAGATTCAGCGTGGCAAGAATGGCGGGCGTAATGGCCAGAACTCCATGTCGCAAATGGATAACATTTACACCGCTGTTATTGCACAGAAGCCAGCTTGGGTTCTCATGCACGGGTCATTCGGGAATGACATGGGCGGCGGTTCGATGGCGGATGCGCCTTCTAATGCCCTCGCTTCTGCTGGTAGCATATCAAACGCCAAGTACAACCTAACGGCTGCGTTGGATTTATTCCGTTCGTTTGACATCAAGGTGATTGTTTGCCCTGAAATGGTGGAGCAAGAGCCCGGCACTCGCCGCACCAATATCCTTGCATGGAACGCCGCATTACCTAGCACAATTGCCGCAAGGAATGATAGCGGCATCCTGTATGTCGATACGGCATCACTCATCACCGACGCTTCTGGCAATCCACTTATTCCGCATATTTCAACGACTGCAACGGGCACAAGTGGCTCGCCTGATATTATGGTAGCTTCTGCTACGGGTATTGTGCGCGGCATGCACCCTGATGATGTGACCGACCTGATTACCTCGGCAACAGGCAAGCCACGCATTAAGAATATCAGTGGCACGACCATCACTTTGAGTGGCAACCTTGCTGGCGCTATGTCTGCAACGCCTGTTGTATTCATGACGGACTACGAGGACTTCACGCACTATTCCACTGTAGGCCACGAGAAATGCGCAGTTGCTATTTATAATGCCATGAATGCTGCGGGCTGGTTGACGGGGTACGAATCCTATTTGCCAATGACATCTTCAAACGATGGCTCCAATGTTGAAAACTTGGCGGGCAACGGATTGTTGCTTGGCACGGTTACATCTAACGTGGGTGAGGATTGGTTCAGCACCTTTGCCACTGAGTCCGTGACCACCAACGCAAACTTTAGAGGAAACGTCCAGAGGGTTGTTGTTGCCGCTGGTGAAGCCTTGGGTTCGGCAGTAGGCCACAATGCGGTGGATGTTACTTCCAAGCAAGGCCGTAAAATCGGGGTGCATTTTGGTACTGAAGCCAGCAATTTTATTGTCAACGGCGCTGTTTATTCTGTGGTGCTTTCGTTTGATTCTGCGCCACCTTCTCTCCCTGCTGGCGCTTTCCCCGACGAAACATCTCAGCCTATTGTGTTTTATGATATTGACCTAGAGGGCAAGCGCAGTTGGTATGCTGAGTGCTATGTGCCTACTGCGGCCACTACACTAAGCGCATTTGTCCAACTTGCTAACGAAGATTTCCCATCTACTGCTGCTAGTAGCGGACAAATTGATGTTGGTGATTTACTTGTTGTGGATATTGATGACCCTATTCGCAATGCGAGCAGCGGCGGAAGTTCGCAATGGACTACCACAGGTTCGGATATTTACTACGGCACTGGTGGTGTAAAAGTGGGGGCGGCTTCGGCTCCGCACGTAAGGGCTGCGCTTGAAGTAGATAGCACCACCAAGGGCTTCCTACTGCCGCGCATGACTGCCGCACAAATGGCTACATTAGGCACGCTATCACCTCCTGATGGGTTGATGCTGTATACTTCGGATTTATCTAACCCTTATATTTATTCGGCTTTCAGCTTCAAGGCTGTCTGCATTGATTTTGTTAAGGCTGCCTTTTTCCAAGCTGCCGAACTCGGATTTGGTGAGCAAGGCACAAACGGTGCCAGCAAAACTACGTTAAAGGCGCAAGATTCTCTGGCGGCTGATAATATTGTGACGCTCCCCGCAACGGCTGGCACGCTTGGATTGGAAACGGCTATCGGCACGGTGCAGGCCACTACTTCGGGCGTGAGCAAAACCTTCACTGGCATCACTGCCGCCACAAAGCGCATCACATTGCTGTTGAACAACGTATCGACCAATGGAACGAGCAATCTCCTGATTCAGCTAGGTGACTCGGGCGGTCTTGAAACAACCAGCTACAGTGGCATTGGTATGCGTATCCCAAGCGCAGCGGCAAACGCGGGGGCGGCAAATACCAGTGGCTTCCTTATCAATAGCGCCCTTGCTGCGGCTACTTTGTGCGGCTCCGTAGTAATAGAGTTGGTTGACCCCTCCACCAATACTTGGGTTTGCTCTGGGATTGTGACTGACACCACAAACACCATAACCATAGTGACTAACGGCGTTAAATCACTATCGGCAACTCTTGACCGCATTGCTATTCTCACCGCCAACGGAACCGACGCTTTCGATGCTGGTTCCATCAACATACTAACTGAATAAGGAGTTTTATGTCTAACCTGTTAAAGTATGCTTCCATCTTGGCCCCAAACCCAGAAAATCCCGACGAGGTTTTTCTACGCTTTAATATTCCTTTTGCGAAAGAAGATATTGAAGATGGCGATTTAGACTTCGCTGTTGAAGCGATGCGGAAAGAAGAAGGCTTGTCTGAGCCTGAGATTTTGAGCATTGGAATTCAAAAGTTTTTGATTGTTTCAATTCAGCACGGAATTAAAAAAACAGCCGAAGCAAAAGCGCAATCTGAAATTAATGCCAAGGCATTGGCAATGGCAGCAAAGCAAGAGGCGCGGGCTAATAAATCCAACAGCGAGGATTAGATGAAAATCACCAAAACACAATTCATCATCTTCTGCCTTATCCTCATAGGCATTGCCATAGCTTACAAGCTAGGTGGTGCAGTTCCTGTTTCCCCTAGCGCGTTTATGGTGTAGTGATGGACGAAGTACGGCTGAAGCGCATAGAGATTGACATGCAACACCTTAATCGCAGAGTCACAGACCATGATGAGCTTCACGCCAAGCATGACACGCGGCAAGACGCGACGGATGCTTTGCTAGTGGCCATGAAGAAAACCACCGATTCACATGATGAGATGGCGAATGTGGCGAGGGAAGTCATAGACTTGCTCAAGCAGCTAATTAAATATCTTTCATGGGTAGGTGTAGCGGCTAAGTGGGTTTCGGTCGTAGCAGTAGCGTTTTCGGCTACGTGGCACCTTATCAAATGGGCAATGGCTAAGCTGTGGGTTTTCTCATGAAGCTCAGCAAAAACTTCACCATTGCGGAGCTATGCAGAACTGATACGGGGCTATTCAACGCCCCTAATACTGACCAGATTATGAATCTAAAAGTATTATGCGAACAAGTGTTGCAGCCGCTTCGTGATTATTATGGAGCGGTGACTATCAATTCAGGCTTTCGCTCTCCTGCTGTAAATAAGGCGGTAGGTGGGGCTAGTACCTCGCAGCATCTTAGAGGTGAGGCCGCTGATATTGTGATTAAGGATGTGGGCAACGATGAGATATGGCAATACATCAAGCGCAATCTACCATTTGACCAGTTAATCCTAGAGCATGTGCGCCAAAATAACCCTGAAGGCGGCTGGGTTCATGTTTCGTATGCCATGAGAAATAGGCGGCAATCGCTTTCGTGTGTGGCTAAGGGCAAGTATGTGCAGGGTTTAGTTTATGCGAAATAGCCTAGATTTATCCGAGTTCTTTAAAAATGAAGCTGGGAAAGAATCTATTGATAGGCTTTTACTTTTTCTATCATTCCCATTCGCTACAGGTCTAACAATAAAAATTGGCACTGTTGAGGCTTTGGGTGTATACTTAACAGCGTATGGTGCTGTTGCAATAAACAACAAGTGGGCAGGTAGAAATGCTGTGGCTAACGATTCTGAGGAACCTTTGGTGGGCAATCCCGACAGTGATAGTGCTGTTGATGATAAACCACTGGCGCGTAAAAGCAAGCCAGCTAGACGGGGTAAAACAAGAGCTTTCTAGCTGCAAGGATTCTGCAACCAAGTTGAAAGAGGCTAACGATGGACTTCAAGAATCACGCAATACTATCAATGCTCGCCTTGCTAACGCTAAGCGCGTGCGACAATCGTGCGTCCCCATCCTACAGCCCAACACTCTCGAAGCTGGGGCCGAACATGCAGGAAGTAATGGAGCAGGCATTACAAGCGAGTGGCTCTTGGAATATGCAGCCCAAGCCGAACTCTACCGAAGCGAACGAATTGCACTTGAAAAATTTATAGGTAACTAAGTCAAGTTTATCGGTTTTTGCTAAACCATAGTAAGATTGCTAGCGCCTCTTGTGATGCCCTAAGCACTCATCGTTGTGCTCTTGCATCTCTATAATCGTCATCATTTTTTTAATGCCGCATACGGGGCATCTATGCCTTGCTGGCTTTAAGTCCTCTTTGTATTGCTGGATTTGCTGGTCGTCTTGCTTTACTACGAGTTCTAGGGGCATTGGCTGACCTCCACGATAGTTGTTTTGTTTTACCAACCTTAACTACTTTACTCTCAAAACACAGCATAACACGAGAGCCGCATTGCTTGCAACTTTGATGCTCGGCAATTGCTTCTTTTATGGATTCGCCACTATCCGTTTCAATTAACGGCGTGTGGCATAAGCAGCGTGCGCATTGTAGGATTGTTTGTTCTCTCACTTCCACCTCTCAATAAATGCCTTAACCTCGGCCTGTGTTTTTAGCTGGTCGTCCTGTTTGTATTGCGTGCGATGGCGCTGCAAATTAAGCAGCCTTACAGCCTCAAGAATCACTAGGCGCATCCACAGTAGGCAAACTAGGGCAGTCAGCAACGCGGTGATTATTATTAAGTTTAGCACTTCACCCTCACAGCGCCTATGGCAATTAGTGCGTCGATTAAAAATGCCATGTTTTGTAGGCGAGTCGGCCTTTGCCAATCGCCAGCGGCTCTATCGGCCTCATTTTTGCTCATAATCTCCACCAACTCCTCGCGGGTATAGATGCCAGAGTTTACATCAATACTTGGCACCTCCCCCGACGGCTCATCACCGCCATTTATACTACGTTCGCAGCTATTTTGCTCTCCCACTCCCGCGAAGTCGTGGTTTAAAACAGAACGGGCAGCAAAAATCCCCGCTCCGACGGAGCATGTTCCCCCATTTAAGGGCGTAGTATTTTGATTTACAGGATGCCCATCCTCATATCCACCGATTGCTATTTCAACTTGCTCGTTCATCATTACTCTCCTTTCTCACTAACATTGTAACGTGCGAGGATAGCTTGGGCGCATTCTTTTCTCCAGCATTCGCCTTCACGCAAATTGTAAATAACTTTATTCATCACATCAACCAACACCCCCACCTCGACGGGCTTTGCTTGGGCGGATAGGGCGGCAATCGCTTTTTCAATATAACCAAACATCTCAACGTATTTGTTATTCAGATTGCAAACATCATCGTGGTTATAGTTGCTTGGGTTTATTTCCACCCCGTCGCAGCTATCTAAGCACTCTTGTAGCGCGTTTGCCACCTCCCCCTTACCTACACGGGCGCGGGATTGCCAACCTTCCCATAATGCTTGAATATGAGAGTGTTTATATTTACCTCGGCCCCAAGCATCCTTATCGCGGTCAAAATCCATGTACTTAAATTGTGGGTGCGCTTCGAACGCCTCACGCTCGGTTTTTTGTGTCATACCCAGCCTTCACCTTTCATAAATCCGTGTTTATCTACGCCCTGTTTCTTCAATATCTTCATGGCCTCATGGTAAGTGCGCATCTGCCCGTTGTCGTTTGGATGCGTCCATTGCTGCTTGGCGTCAAAATAAACGCCATGCCAACCAGCCAAAAGTAGGTCGCTGTTGCTCATCCCTCATCTACCTTTCTGCAATAGGGGTGGTGTAATCGTGGCGGTATGTTTCGCCAGTTGAATAGGTAATCACGCACAGTTCTTTGCGGTCACGGTGCATAGCCCTATGGCGTGCAATTCCAAGCGAACTAATCACCCGATTGCACGTTTCACATTCGCACATTGCATTAGCATTTCCAGCCATCACCCACCTCCCGCACTTCCTCCACCTGCATCAAGTCGGCAAGGGTGAGGGATGAGAGTGCTGCTTTGGCTGCTTGCCGCATTGTAACTTCGGCACCTTCGACCCATAGAGTGCCTAGTGCTTCGGCCACTTTCTCCACCGTTTCATCGCTAAAGTTCATCATTGGTTTGCTCCTTATCTGGTGCATCGCCAACAACTTCAATGTAGTAATTGGTAAGCAAGGTTCGTGCATCGCTTAGCTTGCAAACAACATCTGTAAGCATTGGGTGAGCGCCCAGCTTCTCAACCTCAATAGTCAATTCACGTATTTTTATTTCTTCTGGTGTCCATGTGGTAATATCCATCAATCTTTTATCACGCATAGCTTTCTCCTGTTGGTCGATTACATAACTATCAAACTTACTCACAACTTCCTCCCAATCAACTTCTCGGCTTGTGCGATGGCTTTGAGCAATATTTGCTGCGTTATCGTGCCAGCAAGGATTGGGTGTTCAGTTGCGAGTATACCAGCCTCCACCAACTTCTCCACCACACCCCTCCACTCAGCATCGGCTGCTGCGGTAGCGGCTTGCCTAATCATTACATTGCTTACAAGGACTCCGGATTGCTCCATGACGCCCAAGCATGCGTTGGCTGCATCACAGAATTGCACTAACGGGGTTGCTGGATAATGATTTGGGTCGTCAGTTGCGCGTTGGCAAACTGGCTTTATGTGCTTTTGTATTGCTTTAATTAGGGCGGGATATAACACCTCTCTCACACTATCGCTCATTTCACTTGCCCCTCTCTAAATTTATCCGCCATTTGCTCGTTAATGCCTATCCATCGCGTCACTTGATGATTCTGCACTGTGTCGGGGTAGTACATACGAACCAGCTTTCCGCATTGCTGGCGTATATCTACGAAAGTTCCGTAGCTCATTTCACTTGCTCCGATTTCTCTAGTTTACCGTTGACGTAGGTTAGCTTCATCACGTTAGGCCATTCATGAGCGAATCCATGCTCACCGTGTATAGAGCATCCACCAATATCAAACCCAAGGTACCTAACTACCACCACAGGCTTCGGCGCTTTCTCTATGCGGATGATGTCGAGGGGGTGTTCTCCTTTATTCGTATATGTTAAATCATGATTCCAATAGTCTTGGACAAGTTGGCCGAACACGTAAATACCATCCTCACCCGAACTAGCCACCAAGCACCCGCCATCGCGCGTGAAACACTTGTCGCCAGCTTCTATGTCGTCACGGTTAATCATTTTGTTGCTCCTTTAATTCTGTTGGGGCTTTATGGTATGGCACATCAATCCAATCGCAAGTTCCCGCCAATCCAGACACAATGCCAGTTGGGAAACAAGCCCACCGCTGCAATACACTTTTGCCAAACAACCCGCGCCTTACTCTATACTTTGTTAAATTCTCACACATTTTCACCTCTCGTCTTTTTTGCTTCCCTTGTGTAATAAAGGGCGTGGCAGAAATACTGATATGCTCCGTTTTTTAATTTTGGATGCGACCAGAATGGCCTTACTCCGCCACTAGGCTTCCAACCAGCTTCTATCAATTCTTGTTTTTCACTATCTTTAGCCATCATCCCCTCCCCTTATCCCCTGCGCTCCTGTCGAGCAGTTTCAAAAACACGGCAAACAACATGCAGCCGCCTAGTGTTAGTATTGCGCCTTGACGGAAGGTCATACGTCCTCCGGTGGTTTAGGTAGTGGCATCCAATGTGTTGCCCCGTCTAGCTCGTAATTATCGCAATCTAGCCATCCAGTAAGCTCTCCTAAATACGGCTTATCGCTCGCAAATCTATGCGCCCATGAGCCTATACAAACTTCACCGTGAGATAAAATTAGAAGCCTTTTGTTCTTAGGCGCTGTTTCTATCGGTTGCCAAGTCATCTCGCGCTCCAAACATTAAATAAATTACACCAAAAACATACACCCAAACCCACATATGCGGCTGGTATTCGTAAGGTTTAAGCATTGTCGCCTCGCAGTAGCATGGCTATTTCATCTGGCGTAACCATAGCTCTACGGTTGGCTTCAAGCAATTCCCACGCCTCCCCAGCGTTGGCAGCCGTTGTGCCAAATACACGTTCCCAGTGGCCACCCATCTTTTGCTCCATCCAATAAAGCGGAGAATCAGGCACATCATTTGCGTCATTTACGATACGATATTCCATTACGCAGCCTCCTTCTTAATAGGGGCCGCGTAGATGCAATAGCTTCCTTTGTTGGCAACCGATGCTTTGCCGCGTGCGTCTTGAACATCTTTAGCAATAAGAATAAACTCATTGCCGTCTTTCATTTTGATTTGATAAGCTATCATTGTGTCCCTCTCGGTTCTATGGCCACTGAATGCAGCGCATGGGTGGATATTATCTAACAGCGGCTGGTGTGTCAAGCACATATTTAAATATTTTATACGAGCATTGCTGATAAGGGTTTGCCTTGAAATACGCATCCCAGAAAACTAAATCCGATAACAGTTGATGTGCTTTTCCAATTACATCTTGCGGAGCTTCCCATTCACCGCGCAACCATGACACAACCCTTTTATTGCTTTCACCAATCGCATAAGCAAAATCCTTTACGCTCATGCCCGATTGCTCAAATAGTGTTTTTAGTTGGTTCATCTAAAAATCCTCTGGCGGCTGGCCCTTGCCTTTACGAATTAACTTTCCATCCTTGTAGAAATGGGCGCTTTCAAACCATTCCTTATCCAACTCAGGCGCATCGTCTGGGTCTTTGCCATGCTTGTCCATGAAGTATTGGTACAAATCGCCAAATAACTCGCTTAGCTTGTAGCTAATATGGCCTAGCCAGTAATAAATATGTTTCATCGTACCCTCACCATATCTTTTTAACAGTTCTCAAATCATCTATGCTTAACTTAATGGAGCTGACAATTTCTGCCCTAATTCTTTTCTCCATTTCCTCAAGGCCATCCTCGAAGATTTCGACTGTTGTTGTTTTTTCCCCGCACCTAACGCACTCTTTTCTTCTGCGGGTGAGTCCATTCCACTCACGAGAATCTTTGGTTATCATGCGGATGTTTGTATTACATTTAGGACATTTCATCTCCACACTCCCACTGTTTGAAACTTCCACCCCTTAGACTTAGCCATACTCTGCCCAACCTTCACGGCCTGAGCCTCGCAGGTAGCTGCATAGTGGATGGGCTTTGCATCGTAGAATAATATGCGATATGTCCAGCGGCGCTTCATTTTGCGCCTCCTTGGTAAATAGCACCAGCAACATGCAAACCTCGGATATACGCCTTTACTTGGTCTTTGTTTTTAAAACACTCATAATCCTTGCTCATATTTTTTACTTCGTGCTTACTTCTATCGTATTCCCCAAGGTATACTTGAAAGTCATATACATCTCTATGATATGTTGGCCTTAGGTGGCAAACAACTATTGGAACTATCTCTTTCACTTCCCCACTCCCCACATCCCCAAAATGTTAAAATAAATCTGCCACGCTTGCGTTTGCAGTTGATGGTATTCGCGTAATAGGTGGTTCATTGTTTTACCTCAGCTATATGAAGAACAGTTGCTCCTTTTGTTGCTTTGGCGCAACTAATTGCGTCCCTCTTTCGTTTAAAAACGGGCATCATTCCAGCAAGTCCATCTTGGTCAAGATTAACAGGGAAAGCATTGGTTTCAATTTTAGTTTTTAGTATTGTTACCAGATACATCACTTCCCCCGCGTCATAGCTGTTAAGAAATCAGGCGTTGCCACAGCATCCACAAACTGCTGATTCTTTCCCACCTCTGCCAGCACCATAGCGCGGCAGTTGTCAGGCGTGTGCTGATAGGTCAACGCTGCGGCTGTCATGCCACTGGCGATGCCTAAGGTAATGATGGTGTGTTTGATTAATTTAAGCATTGTCGCCTCGCGCTTTGAATGTTGCTTTAATCATTGCAATGGCCGATTTATATTCTATTGCGTATTGGCCGATTTTGTGGGTTGCTTTCACTTTATCAGTAAACTCTTTAAACGTGCCAAAAAAACAACCAGCATTGATATACGTGCCAGCATCAGTTTCAATTGCGATTGTGTAATCCTTGCGGCTGCCAATAGGGCCGATTTGTAGCACTGATTTAATCTTGCCAATAAGTTTATTGTCAGCACCGTACAGGTCAGCACCGCACAGGTTAGCACCGCGCAGGTTAGCACCGCACAGGTCAGCACCGCGCAGGTCAGCACCGCGCAGGTTAGCACCGTACAGGTTAGCACCGTACAGGTCAGCACCGCGCAGGTCAGCACCGCGCAGGTCAGCACCGCGCAGGTTAGCACCGCACAGGTCAGCACCGTACAGGTCAGCACCGCGCAGGTTAGCACCGCGCAGGTCAGCACCGCGCAGGTCAGCACCGCGCAGGTTAGCACCGCACAGGTCAGCACCGTACAGGTCAGCACCGCACAGGTTAGCACCGCGCAGGTTAGCACCGCACAGGTCAGCACCGTACAGGTCAGCACCGCGCAGGTTAGCACCGCGCAGGTCAGCTTTATTGTTTTCGCAAGCGTGTTTGGTTGATTCGTATTCACCCTCAAACTTTACTGCATCGGTGAATCTGGCTTTAATGGTAATCTTCATAATCCCTCTCGGTTCTATCGACACATAATCGCGTCTGATAAAAGAGGTTCTAGCAGGTTATGCAAACACCGTCAAGAATTATTTTGAGCAATAAAAACCCCCAGTCACATTTCTATGCTGGGGGTTGTCGTTTTGCGGGAGAGACATCGGGCGATATGTAAAATAAGTATAACGCATAAATGCAATTTTTCAAGAATTATTTTTGCCCCACGCGACAACTGCCACCACACTCAGGACAAAGCACCAGCGCGTTCACTTCTTCAGTGTAGGCTATGAATATGCAAGTACAGGCAAGACAAGTGGTACGCCCAGCGCTTGCCTGACGGGGGCGAAGGTATAGGATTTGGGCTTTAGGCTTCTTTTCCATCGTCTACCTTCTTGAAACTAGAAACCGCACCGCAATCACCGCAGCGGTATTGTGGCTTCATAGTGGCTGCCGTTAATTCATAACCTATGAGGTTAAGATTCTCGCTTTCACAGGAGCGGCAACGGTTTGTCACGTTGTCAATAAATAAATTAGCGTTTAGCTTCTTATTAAACCAAGGGCGTAATGCAGTGAATACATCCTCCAGTAACCGCACATCCTGAGCGTTATAGGCCGCCATTTCCTCAAGGGCTTTTGGTATCCCCTGCGCACAATCAACCCAAAGCTGGGCATCGGTTTTGTTCTTACGCCCTACCCCTAGCAGCTCGGCAAGGTGGTCGAGGCGGTTGCTATTGAGGGTTTTGCCAAACTTCTTTTTGGCGATTTTGTAGGTGTCCAGCACGTTCTTATCTGGTAGCGGCGCTAGCCCATTAGCAAACATCCTGCCATCTAGAAAGGGGATGTCGAATCCTTGGGCATAGTGACCTACCACATAATCCGCTTGCTCGTATATGGGCAAAAATTCACTGCACACGTTGGCATCGTTGTAGGGTGACTCGCTCATGATAACCACCACTTTATCGTCCCCATGCCATTTATAGGATAAGCAGCAAATAGCCTTGGCACGCTTTACGAATTGTAGGGCTATCCCCCTGTCCGAATAAATGTCAAAAAAATACCCTTCGTTTGGCAGTGTTTCTATGTCGAAATGTAGTATCTTAGGAGATTTATGTCCGCTTAAATGTCCGCTTGCGCCCAACGCGCGCGCCGCCCCTATTTCTTGCGCGACGCTCGCGCCACTTACACCCGCTAACCTCTCCTCATCCGAAACCAGATACTTATCAGGATTGCTCATCCAAAGCGTGATTGCGTCCCTATCTTTGATGTCGTAAAACCTGCTAGCCGCGGCTCTAGAGATGCCAGATTTAACCGCTTCCACGGCTGCCCTGCGTATTTTGACATCAATCGCCATGCGCTACCTCATGAGGTTTTGCCTACAATATCATAAAAATCAAGTAATGGCTAGTCATCAGGTGTTTCAATTACTACCCCTTGATTATCGGGTTTGGCTTCTAGGTAAGCAATAATCCCCAAGCCACATAAGGAGTGCTTCCACTGCTCAATGCAGGTATCCTCGGTTAATACGCTCAAGCTGTTGTGATGGTGGCATTTAAGCAGGTGGTGCATCACATGGTTGAGGCGCTTTAATGGGTCAGCGGTCATCCAGCCGTTAGGGTCAAGCCCCTTGGATAGGCGCTGAATCTCGCCAGCTTCTAGCACCTCACTCAGCACCTTGCAGACTTCACGATGAATAGGCCACCAATCATCGCGGCAGGTGATAGTGTATTGTTTTAGCTCTGGCATGTTATCTCCCAAAAGAAAAGGGCGGCGATTAAACCGACCCTAGTTGCACAGGTTATTCCATTTCCAAACGTTCCAGCGCCAGCTTGACAATCTTGCGCAGCTTCAACTTGCCACAGGCCAGCTTGTCCACAAAACTCAGGCTAGCCTCTAGCTCCTTTGCCAGTTGCTCACGTGTCATCTTGTTGCGCTTTAGGTATGCTTTAACGTAGTTCATGCAATACCAGCGCCGCTTGCAAGCATTAACCCAAGAGCCCCTAGCGTCACAATCCAAGTGAATGGAATCTCGTCACTTAGTTCTGCTGGCGCGCTCTTAGCTGCTGCACTGCGCGGCTCGTCCTTGTTGTATGGCTTATCAATACTTAGATTCACCCACTGGCCAATGCTAATAGAATCAAAATACGCTTTTAGCTCTTCCGTCATCTTCATGCCAGCTTGTAGGCCGTACTTCCCTTCTTTTACGTCGCCAGCAATCCAATATTTGCCAGTATCTACCCGTTTAAATTTTACTTTATGCCCGTCCATTAGTTACTCCTGTTGTTAATTCGTTCGGATAGGGAATCTGCCAATACTGAGCATAAAACCTGCGGCACGCTTCCATGCAATCTTCTGCTTCTTGAGTGCTGTATTCATGCGTTGGCTTATCCATGTAGTAGTGGCTTCCGTCTATGTTCTCTATGCGTATTTTAACCCCGAACTGGCGCTTGAATATATCCTTAACCAGTCGTTCGTCGTAGTCATGCCCAAAATGCTTATACATAGCCACCAATGCTTCCATGAATGCCCCGTGCATAAATGAGTTTTGGTTTAAGCTCCTTTTCTTGCGCTTCCTCTCTATCGTAATGGCAATGTCCTTAGAATTATGCCGTGACAGTTCTGCAACTATTGCTTGCACTGCTTCTGGCTGCATCTTGCCGTTGGTGATTTTGGTATAAATCTTAGTCATCAAGCACGCCATCGAAATCGCCACGGTCAGCAGCTCTGTTTAGCTTCTCTGCATCTTGCAACGCCTGATACAGCCCGACATAGCGCTTTTTAAGCTCCTCATAAGCAAGTTGGTCATGCTCGCTACCCTCACTCATTTCCTTCAATTTGGCATCGTCTAGCGCCTTGCGTTCTGCGAGCTCTTTAGTGCTTACGCATTTCTCCCACGACGCAACCAAATTATTAAAGAACGTATTACGAAGAGAAGCATTCTTGAACACTGAAACTCCCTCGACGTTCTCCTTGGACTTATCATACAAGGCCAAGCCAAACGGATTGCCAAAAGTCATCATAGCACGCTTCATTGCATCCGATTCCGCCTCTTTCGCCGCTGATTCAATAGCATCGTATAATTCAGTTTGCTGGCCGCTACCATGCCCAGTGCCTTCGCGGATAATACCCATTGCAGATACGCGAACTTTTGCCTCATAACCAACAACCCATAGCTGCTTGCTATTGCCTTGCTTTTCATACCTGCACACTTCTTTGCAATATACGGTTTCGCGTTCCCAGCCGTCATGCCCGAAGATGCGATTAGCTTCTGCTATAGCGTGCCAAGCCTCCACATAAGATAGCTTCACACCACCCTTGCTGCGCTCTTTCACGTTCTCGGTGCTTAGTTTTGCTTGTAATGCCGCCTCGATTGATTCCATCGTTCGGCCACCTGTCCGTTCAGGTGTTACAGCGGCATGTGCAACCCCACCTTGCGGTGCTTGCTCCGTCACTGCTGCGGCATTATTCTTAGTCATATTCCCTCCTAATTGATGCCCTAACCTAGCAGCACATTCTGCAAACGTCAACACCTAAAATAGCAAAATATGAAACATTGTTTTGTTGCTTTTTACGAAAGCTGTGTTATGCTGTGGCGATGCCTAAACCAAGAAACCATTTTGAAGATGACCTGCAAAAAAACGTGATTGAATTTATCCGTTTGCAGTACCCGAACATATTAGCGTTCCACGTTCCCAATGGTGGGAAACGAAACAAGTGGGAAGCTGTCCGGTTAAAGCGGCAGGGCGTTCTAGCTGGGGTTAGCGATATACTGTTGTATTGGAATGGTGGATTTGGTGCGATTGAGTTAAAGGTAAACCAGTTAATACCATCGAAAGCACAAGAGCAGTTCGGGAAAAAGTTGCAAGCATTCGGAGGCCACTTCGCTTT